CGGTGGCACGCCATACGTTGCGCCGTCTTCGAAGCCTTCAAAGGTCGCCACGGTATCCGCGTAAGCGGTATCATCGGCAAACGTATGAATTAAAGTGTAGTCACCGATTACGTCCGCGTCTGTAATGAATCCCGTCTTGTGGTAAATCTTCCGCACGATTACTTTGCCAGCGGCAGGGGTATCGCTTTCGGGATCTGCAAATACTCCGTCTCCTTCGCCCTTGACACTATAAGCGCGTTCGGTTCCTGTAATGCCCTGCTTTCCCGTTTCAACGTCATCCTCGAAACGGTTGGTATAACTGACCTGAGATTTAAATGCGTTCGCTGTCGCGTCGTATATAAGCGCTTGGTTTCCCGTGGGTGTTCCCACTATCGAAACATCGCTCAAGTCGTTCAACGAAGTAGGAACGTCGGCCGTGTTTGCTTTGGCGTTAAGTGCCGTTTGCGTAGCCGTAGAAACGGGCTTATCCGCGTCGCTCGTATTGTCTACGTTTCCAAGTCCTATATCTCCTTTGGCTACGGTATCGTTGACCCATTCGCTCCCGTCATAAATAAGGGCTTCACGGTTGGCGGGTGTGACGATTGAAACGTCGTCGAGATTGCCTAGGCTCGTCGCGCTCTGATCGTTACCCGGTAGCCATTCGCCCGAAGCGTTATCGTACTTCAAGACCTGTCCATTCGTTACGCCTGTAGTATCTACGTCGGTCAGGTCGTTGAGCGTCTCCGCGCCGCCTGTGTCCAAAGTCACAACTCCGTCGCCGTCATCGGTAAGAGTGCCGTTCGTGACGTTAATCGTTCGGACGCTTTGCACGTCGGTCGTCCCGTCAATCGTAAGCATACGGAGTACCCCGCGCCGTGCATACGTGACTTCCGTGCCTCCCGGTTCTACTCCGTCGATAGGAGCGTTGCAAGCATCCCACTCGTAAGGGATCGCAACTGACAAATCGAGAAGCACGCCGGAGAGGACGTTCTTCGTCTCTTCTTCGAGTGGCGTAGTCGTAGCGTTTACCACTTCGTAATCTTGAGCGAAGAGGAAGATATTCCCGCCGTTCTTAATGTCTGCGATAATGTCCTCCGCGCATTGCTCCGCATCGGAGACCACTTCTTTTTGTCGTTCTACTTTATCTGTCTTGTCTGCTGGAACGTCAAGGATATATACCTCGATGTTGTAGGTCTTCGTTCCTGCGTCGTAGTTGGCTCCCGTATATACGAGATGCATAAGGGGGAAGTCGGTAAACTTCGAGAGGTCGGCATCGTCAGGAGACCCAAAAGAAAAGGTCTTGATAAAGAAATGATTCTGTGCGAATATTTCGAAGCGTTCGACTATGTTATTGAACGTGATCATGTGCGGCTCTGTCTTTTAAATAGCTGAGATGTTGGAAGACGACTTGAATAGGAAGCTCCGTAACCGAGTCCACCTTGAGGAGGTCTTCTCCGGAGAGGGCGTAGAGGATGTGATACCATCCCCATTTTTCGCCAACCGGATCGCTTCCCCCGCTACCTCCAGTAAAGAGGACTTCATACTGTAAAGCAGTTCGTTTCTGGTAGTCCAAAAAAAAAGCAGCGTACCCGATACGAGGTCGGCGGGCATCTCTTCGAAAAGGCTTGCGTCTTCTTTGGCGGTGTATTTCTTGATTTCGTATTTCTCTCCGAGTTCGTAGGTCACCTCCCGGAAGAGAACCGCCATCACCTTATGAGCGTTCTTCCAAAAATCTTCGAGGTACGTTTCGAGGTCGATCCATTCGCCCGCCGTAAAAGCATCCCAATCGGGAATAAAGCCCACGCGTTTTCCGTCGATTGTAAGCACTTTCTCAAAGCGTGCGGTCTCTTGGGTTAAGAGTTTATCGATATGCTCTGTAGCGGCTTCTATGAGCTTTTGAGGCATTGCCCGGAGTTTATCTTCGCTCTTGCCCGTACAAACGGAGAGCCGTTCGATTTGGTTTTCGCTCGTCATAATCACCTGAAGTTCTCCAAGCGTAAGATCCGACCATTTATGCGGGAGGCGTAGTTCCATCGTTTAAATAACTTTTATCGTTTGGTTTCCTTACCCGATAGCGTAAGAGCCGAAGTTCGGGTTCGTTTGGTTAAAGGTAATTGCGTAGCGCATCGCGTCAATGGCGTGATTGAATGAGTCGACGGGTTCATTGAGTTGCTTCCCGTTCTTGTCCTCCTTCCATTTGTAATTGCGTAGCTCCTTGATGACGTTCACACTCCGAGCCGTGACAAGAAGCGGTCTCGAATGGAGGAATTGGATTCCATTTTTAACCGAATCTTTTCCCTTTCTTGCTCCGTGAGTATTGAATCCGTGAGCGTGTATCTCGTCGATGCTCTTTGGTTCAGCACTGTCACAGATGATAACATCCGATCGAGTGACTCCACTATCTCGGAGGACTTTCGAAATATCCGAATTAGTAAGTCTTGTTGCGTAGCAGAGTTCATCGACGGCGAACCCGTGGCCGTCGGTGTAGACTCGGACGATTGCGGTCGGGTCTGCGGTGTACCCGAAGTCGAGGCCGAGGTTGAGGAGTTTGTATTCATTTGGTATTTGGTCTATTTCTTTCCAATGGGTGAAGACTGTTGCTTGTGAGGCTCCTCGTTCTCCGAGTCCGTAGACCCTCCAGAAGTTTTCGTCTGCTTCTTTGAATCGTTCAATCTCCATGACCACACTTTGAGGGAGGAAGGGGTTGTCTTTGTACGTGGTCTGAAAGAACGCCGCGTCTTCTCTTGGGATAACTTCGTCATAGATCCAATGAAATTCGTCTGAGGGGTTGTAGTCGATTAATACTCTCCCCGTAGTTCTGAGAAGGAGTTGCCGCCAATCTTCGAGGTTTATCTCGTTGGCTTCGTTGATGAAGAGAACGTCTCGCTTTCGTCCTCTTACCTTCTGCGGTTGGTCGATGCTTATAAACTCCACCATATTCCCCCACAGTTGATAGGTCGCGTCGCTCTTGTTGTGGAGGTCGGGGTTGTATATATCTTCCCGGTTGAGTATCTCGAAGAAGTCCCTCATCGATGTGGCTCGAAGTGCGGGGAAGGTCTTCCGGCAAATGGTAATGACGAGGCCGGAGTTCTTGTGACAAAGCTCTATGAGTGCCGTGAGGATACTGAAAGTCTTTCCGCTACGACTTCCGCCTTGATGGACTTGAATCTTTGCCTTGCATTCTTTGACGTGGTAATATGTCGCGGGTAGCTTCAATATATCGTAATGAAAAGCGGTGTCTTTTCTCCAACGTATGAGTTTACGACGTTATACTCCATCCATTCAATCGCCTCTTCATAAGTCCATTTGTTTTCCTTCTGTAATGCCTGAATACATTTATCATAATCATAAACGGCGACTATATTCATTCCGTTAGTATATCCGATTAGAGCAGAATTCAAACCTTCCGCGAGCAAAGCTCTATTGTCTTTTAATATTTCAATCATGACTCATCCAACCACGAGAGCGGCTTCTTCTCTGTTACCTCTATCTCTTGCCGTTCGATATATCCGCGCTTCTTGCCTTTGGTCTTCAGGAAGAATATCGTCGCGGCTGGGTTGCCTTCCTTCACGAGCTTGTAAAGGTGCGATTCTGCGAAGTCGAGAACGCCGTCTTGAATCGAGTCAACCGCCTTCTTGTATTCCTCGTCTGCCTTTAGCCATGCGTAATGAGTCGAGCGGTCAATCCCAACCATCTTTGCGGCTGTTGATACGATACCGAGCGACTTCTCCAAGGCTTCCAACATAGCCTCTTTTTTGGTGTTGGATGTGTTGATTTTTACCGCTTCCATTATTTACCGCATAAATCGCATTTAACCTTTTCTTCTTTCTCTTCGGGTCCCTCTTCGGGAGTCCATACATCGAGACCCCATTCTTCGAGTTGGGTTGCATCCCATTCGTTGGCGAGGATATCCCAATCCCATTCCCCGAAGCCGACGTTGTCTTTCACAATAAATTCATTCGCCTTGCTCTCTTCCCATGAGGCTATGTAAACGGGTGCTTCTTTGAGCCCTGCGGCTTTGCAAGCCTTGAGGCGCATATTCCCACCGAGAACGATATTCTCTGGGTTGACGACTATGGGACGCGCTTCGAGCATCTCCGGGAATTCCTTTATGCTGGTTACCAGCTTTTGGAATTTGTCGTCTTTAATTATCCGAGGGTTGTTCGGGTTCTCCTGAAGCTCCGAGAGATTCATGAGCTTGAACGATGACGGCTTCGAGGGTGTGGAGGAATTCGGCATTGTGTACGGCTAAGGTGAGGAGTAGAGTTGCGGGATCTTGTCCGACGTGCATCCGGACGACTTCTGCGTTCTCCGTGATGAGGAGGTAGTTCTTTGCGTGAAGGAGGGCTTTACGTGCGTTTCTCATGGGTGCAATATACGACCTTCAACGTCCATCGCAATCGTTTCGAGCCAGTCGCGATCGTAGTAATTCATGTGAGGAAGCCTACGGTGTAGGACTTTCATCCCTCCGTAGCTAACCGTTTCAAATTGCTCTTTGTGGGGTTGCTTCATGTATTCGCGAATATTCTTCGCTATCTCTTCCCGCTCTTCTTTGGTGTAGCTCATTCTTTTATCGTTTGTTGGTAGATTAATTCGCAGGCACGAATCCGCTCTTCAGGATCCTCGTAATCTCGTTTTGCTATAACGGAATTGACGCAACGATTCATGAAGAGGTAACGGTTCTCGCTTTTATTTGGTTTCGGGAGGGGCATCTTTTAAAAGGGCTTTGAGTTGGTTAAACATCCGGCGGTTGCAACTCGAACAAGACGAAGGGGAGGTGTTCGTTCCCGTGGCCTTGGAATAAATACGGGCGAGGTCTCCGTTGGTTGCTTTGGTGGGGTTGTCGAGGAGCTTGCGGATTTCTGCGAGGTCGCTTTCTTTTATCTCTGCTTCCCATTTCCCCAAAGGGCAAGAGGAGACTTTGAGCCGCGCTTTCGTGGGCATATGGCAACCGCATAATTTGGAGTCCGTAAAGGCTTCCGTTACGAGCGGGCCGCAACTCCTCGTCTTCTCGACGAAGTGTTCGCAACCTTGACAGACCGCGAGGCGGTCATTCCTTTTCTGAGCGGTGACGAAGAACATCTTTCAGGATTTTTCGTGTGACGTGTAGTGAGCGATAAAGGGTAGACTCTCCAATGCCAGACCGTCGAGATACGTCAGCCATGTTCCACCCTTGCAGGTACAGAGAGAAGACCGTTCGGTCGAACCAACTGAGGCGGTCGAGGAGCAACTGCATCTGTTCTCGTTGTATGGCTTTTGCCCAATCGTTCTCGCTTGCTTGTTCTTGCGGTTCATTATCTGTTACGTGATAGAGTTGTTTAAACTTGCCCCTTGTGGCTTCGTTATACATGGCTTTGATAAAGTACCCAAGCGCGTTTTCGGGGAAGTCTTTATCTATGCACCTGAGATAGACGTGATGTACAAGGTCGGAAGGGTTCTCCGTCCATCGTCGCCCGATGGTTCGAAGTTTTAAATAGTTCCTCGTTAGGAAGTTATTCCAGTCCTTTTTGTGCCTTGAGTTCATTTACTTTCGCCCGGTATATTTTACAAAGATCCTCAAGCTCGTGAACGCTGAAGCGTTTCGTTTCGTTGCTCAACCTCACGAGGCGATCCGCTGTGCCTTCTCCGTGTTCTTCGTCGAGGCGTTTCGCGAATTCGTACTGCGCTCCCCCTTCGAATCCGTTGCAGGCCTTACATTGGAATTGAACGTTCAACTCATCGAAGCGCGTGGGCATCTTTTGCCGTACCATGAAATGCCCAGCGTCTGCGCTTTTGTAATGGCGCAAGCGTCCGCAAGTAAAGCACTCCCCCCACCCTTCGTCGTTGACCGCACGAAGCCGGATGAATTGCGAGAATATCTTATCGAGCTTCTTCTTTGCTTTGCTTAAACTCATGAAGCCTATGTTTTTCTAAAGATGAGGATGTTTTGATGAATCTTTACAAGTTTTCTACTCTTCATGTTTCCGTTCGCCCTCATCGACGCGCTCGCAATTGGATTCAACAATATCGCTTCATTGTAGAATTTCATCCCGCACCTTTCAAACGCCCTGACTGTATCGGGAACGAATCCAATATAATTGCCTTTTTTATCTCTTACCTCTCCAACCACAAAACAAGCATAACCGCCGGTAGTCAAGAGATTACAAGACTTTTCAATAATAGATTCATAGAGTTCAAGAAATTCTTGATACGTCTTGTTCGAGATGTCTCCTTCAAGATCGCTATAAACTTCAAGGTCAGCGTAAGGAGGACAACTGAAGACCAAATCAAATTCTTGTCTAAATCCTAGGAGAATCTCGTTCGAGTCGCCAACATACCAATTTGGTTGATTGTTGGCCTCCAAAATTTCAATGCCTTGTTCGCGGTTGCTTGCAATTTGCTCTTCTCTTATATCAATTCCGGTGTAGTTGTATCCTAGTTTATTTGCCACAATACCGCGAACCGAACCACCCGCGAAGGGGTCGAGGATGCGCCCTCCCTTTGGGCAGAACCAATGATAGAGAACTTCGCACAAAGCTGGATCAAATATGCTTTCATAAGAACCTTTTTTTTCATTACCTCCTATTGACCTTAAACTTCCTCCATCACCTGAAAGCCTATTTTTTGATTTAGAATTTCTTCCTATCTCGCTTTTAATGCCAAGCGTTGCCCATGTCTTTTTTCGTCTCTGCCAATTACCCGTCTTCGTGTCTAAAACACTGAATGGTGGCTCGATAAATTGATCTCGCAAAATTGGGTCGGTTACTATTACCTCGCCAAATAGATTTACTTGCTCACTCATCATTGGGCGCGTTTAATCCAGGTATTAAATAAGGGTTGTTCTTTAATCGATAGGCCAGCTTTGCCGCTTCGGCATCGTACTCTGGAACGTTGGTGGGTTGGTCTGTGCCCCTCGTGATTTCTTTATTCATGCGCTCAAGGATAGGGGCGCGTTCTTCTTCGTGCTTGATTAAGCACTCGCGGAACTCTTGAATCTTTAGCCGCTCGTAGAATTTACCGTAATGCCCTTGTTTCATGCGGTCGCAAACTAACCTTAATTCCTCAAGTTTAAAAACCGGGAATACGTCGAAGATAGTTTCTGCACAGAGGGCGAAGTCTTCGAACCCGTTGAGGGTCTTCTTCGCATCTATAAATTCCACCGTCTTTTTAATCATCTGCACGACCTCCGATCGTGTTTGCTCTGGAAAGTATCTGAGCGCGGTTCGAATATTCGTGCCTTCTTTCCATGCGCTTTCGCTAGTCGTTTTAAATAGTCCCGTGCTTGAGATAGTTTTCAAGCTGGTCTCTACTTGGTGCTTTCGTTGTTGTAGTTCGTTGTTCATCGTTGTTTCGTTTGATCCAATTGCGGGCGGCCGCCTCCCAATTCTTCATTTTGGATTTGCCGACCATCCAGCCTTTGGATTCGTAAAAGTTATGAAATTTCTCTCCTTCGTCGGTGGTGCTTCCTGCCTTTTCGAATTTATCCATGCACTCTTCAATACTTGGAGGAGAAAATCTGCTTCTCTTTAGTTGTTCT